TTTCTTTTAGTGATGAGAAAGGCAAGACTTATGTACTAGGAACTAAAGAAGGATTTGATTTAAAAATAAATGAAGCATCTTCTTACACAATACATAAATTACTTGATTTAATAGAAGATGACAAAGTAAAAGATAAATTATTAAATAAATTAAAAGATGGCAAAAAGTAAAGGTTTAGGTGATTCAGTCGAAAAAGTACTAAAGGCTACTGGCATTGACAAGGTTGCTAAAAAAATACTAGGTGATGATTGTGGTTGTGAAGAACGTAAAGAAGCCTTAAACAAGCTATATCCTTATACTAGACAAATGACAGAAGATGAGATTTCTATTTATGAGGAAGTAATGTCAAGAACTAAGGGAACAATAACAGGAAGCGATCAAGCTATATTAGTTAAGATTTATAACAAAGTATTTAATGCAAATAAAAAGCCTAGCAGTTGTGGTAGCTGTGTAAAGGGTACATTACAAAAATTAAAAACAGTATATGAAAACAGTTGTAAAAAAGAAGGATAGTCAGATATTTAGATTCTGTATAAGTTGTACAATGGTTAGTTTGATACAAAAAGGCAGATGTTTTTTTTGTGGGGGGGATTTTATATTGTCCCTCCCTTCTGATGATTTACACAAATTACCTAAGAGAGTTGAAAAAACACACTAAGCTATATATGGATTTCTTCGATTACGGAGAACAGGACTTTGTGATGTGTGAAATGTGTCAGCAAGATAGAGCAGTAGACATTCACCACTTAGATGCTAGAGGAATGGGTGGTTCAAAAAATAAAGACTATATTGAGAACCTAATGGGACTATGTAGAGATTGTCATAATTCAGCCGAGAATGATTCTTCATTCAACATGTTCTGCAGAATAAAACATTTAGAACTAGTGTGTCAGCAAATTTATCACCAAATAGAATATAAGAAACGATATGAGAATAGAAAAAATACTAATAAATAAATTAAAACCTGCAACATATAATCCTAGACAGATTAGTAAGAAGCAGTATAATGATCTCAAAGACTCATTAGATAAGTTCTCACTTGTAGAGCCAATAGTGGTAAATAAAGATATGACTATTATCGGTGGACATCAACGATATAAAATATGGAAGGAAAATGCAGAGCAAAGTAATGTTGATGATATTACAATACCTTGTGTAGTGTTAGACCTTAACAAAGAACAAGAAAGAGAATTAAATATAAGACTAAACAAGTCAGGTGGTGAGTGGGATATGGATATACTAGCTAACGAGTTTGACATTGAAGAATTAAAAGAATGGGGATTTAAAGATATTGAGTTTGGTTTTAATATAGATAAGTTAGAAGAACCAGGTTTAGATGAATTAACTGACGATTTAAAAAACAAACCACCGACAATAAAAATTACATTTGACAATATAAATGATTTGAAATTAGCAGAAAAAGAAATTAAACAAATGATAAAAATATATAACAATAGTTTTTATTCAGTGAGTTCAGGTGAAATATGATTTTAAAAAAAGCATCATATAAGGCTATGAAATATGCTTGTTTAAAATTCCATTATGCAAAAAGAATACCTGCACAGCCAATGGTTGGATATTCTGTTTTTAATAAAAAAAATGAGTGGTGTGGTTGTATAATATATAACAATGGAATAGGAGCAATAGAAAAACCTTTCGGATTGCAAAAAGGTAAAGTATGTGAATTAGTCAGAATGGCGTTAAATGGGAAACAAGAAAAAACAAGCAAGTGTTTATCTTTATCTATTAAAAAATTTAAAAAAGAAAACAAGTTGGTTGAAATGATTGTTTCTTATGCAGATAGTGATGAAGGTCACAATGGGACAATTTATAAAGCTACTAATTGGTTTTATGTAGGAAGTCATAAAACAGGTGATAAATATATATGTCCAACAACAGGTAAAGACATACACAGTAGAAGTCATAGTGCAAAGGGGTATAATAAGCAATTTGGTGTTTATAAAAAAGTATATAAAACAAGTGATTTAATAAGAATAAAAAAGGGCGTAAAACACAAATTTGTATATCCACTAACAAAAGATATGAGAACAATGTGCAATAAGATAAAAAAAGAATATATTAAAAATGCGAGTATAGCTTAATTGGCTAAAGCGTTATACTACCAGTATAAAGATGGGGTTCGAAGCCACCTACTCGCTCAAATAATAAAATAAAATAATGAACAAAAGTAGACACATTAAAAAAGAAACGTTATTAAAGGCGTTAGAAAAGAGTTTAGGAGTAGTAACAATAGCTTGTAAAAAAGCTGATATTCCTAGAAGCACATATTATAAATGGCTTAAAGATGATGAAGAATTTAGACAACAAGTTCAAGAGATTGAGAATGTTGCATTAGACTTTGCAGAGAGCCAATTACATCAACAGATTCAAGATAACTCAACAGCAGCGACTATATTCTTTTTAAAGACTAAAGGCAAGAGCAGAGGATATACTGAAAAGTCTGAATTGGATATAACTACTGATGGGAAGTCTATAACCGATATAAATATAAAAGTAATTGACACAGGTAACGATTGATACCACAAATGTATTTCACAAGGCGTATAAGTCTAGCACACGAATTACTTGTCTTCAGGGGGGGACACGTTCTTCAAAGACTTATTCGCTTTGTCAATTATTTATAGTCAAAGCATTAAAAGAGACAGGCAAAGTATTTACTATATGCAGAAAGACATTACCTGCACTTAAAGGAACTGCTTATCGTGATGTCTTAGAATTACTAAAAGAACTAGGATTATATTCAGAAGAAAATCACAACAAGTCAGAATTATCATATACTCTTAACGGCAATCTAATTGAGTTTATTAGTGTTGATCAACCACAAAAGATTAGAGGGCGTAAACGTAACTATTTATGGCTTAATGAAGCTAATGAGTTTACATATGAAGATTACCAACAATTAATTCTTAGAACAACAGATAAAGTATATTTAGACTATAACCCTTCAGACCCATATAGTTGGATATATGATAAAGTAATTACCAGAGATGATTGCACATTTATTAAATCAACATATAAAGCTAATCCATTTTTAGATAAAGATACTATTGCAGAGATTGAAAGATTAAAAGACTTAGACCCTGACTATTGGCGTGTTTATGGAATGGGTGAAATCGGTTCTATACAAACAATGATATTTAGGAACTTTCAATTAGTAGATGAAGTGCAAGGACGATTAGTTGGTTATGGATTAGATTTCGGCTTTACTAATTCACCAACAGCATTAGTAGCAGTATATCAATCAGATGACAATTTATACATTAAAGAAATGCTATATGAAAAGAGATTGACTAATACTGACCTTGCTAATAAAATGAAAGAATTTAGAATAGATAGACAATCAGAAATAATAGGCGATTCAGCAGAACCTAAATCTATTGAAGAAATATACAGGCAAGGATTTAACATAAAACCTGCTAAGAAAGGTGCAGGAATACATTTAGGTATAGATATAATGCGAAGATATAAGTTGCATATTACTAAAGACAGTCTAAATGCAATTAAAGAATTTAGAGGTTATAAATGGGCCACAGACAAGAATGGTGATGTATTGAATGTGCCTGTAAAAGTCAATGACCATTTAATTGATGCAACACGTTATCTGTGTTTAAATAAGCTAAGTATTAACCATAGTGGGAAATACTATATATTGTAGAAAAAACAAATTATTAACTTTTATATTTATTAGTAATGAAAGAGGTTAAATTAACAATACCTGATAATTGGTCTGACATAACAATAGGCACTTATCAAAAATATGTAGAAATACAAGAAGGCAAAGGAAGTGAGAAAAACAAAATTGTAAAGAGTTTAGCTCTATTATGTAATACAAGTCCATTTGTAGTTAAGAAAATGGCTTACAAGGACTTATTAGAGATTATGGCTATAATTAAAAACATGATAGACACAGAGCCTAATAAAGAACAATTTAGAAAGGTATTTGAATTTAATGGTGAAGAATACGGATTCTGTCCTAATCTTAGTAACATTAGCACAGGAGAATATATTGATTTAGAAAGCTATTGTAAAGAGCCAATAGAAAACTTGCATACTATTATGTCAATACTTTATAGGAAAATTACTTTTAAAAGGAATGAGAGATATGCTATTGAGGACTACAACCCTGATGAATTTAAAGAGGAATTATTTAAAGATTGTCCAATGGATATAGCATTAAGTTGTCTAGGTTTTTTTTTGACTTTAGGGGAAGACTTAGCAAGGATTTCGCACAGCTATTTACAAGCACAGGAGAAGAAACTGCAAAGGGGGTAAGTATGCAGTCTAAATGGGGGTGGTACAACACCCTATATTCGCTTTCTAATAGCAATATATTAAACATTAATAAAATAACAAGATTACCAATCTTAGAGGTGCTAACATACTTGGCTTATTCTCAAGATTATAACAATAAACAAAGAAGCAACTATGATAACTTTTAGAAACGCTGTAGGATTTTTAGAAACAATAGCTGATAAGCATTATATGATCAATAGCTTTCATAGTGGTTTTATGGACGAAGTAGACATTAATAAGCTAGGTGCAACTGATTACGTTATATTATATGCAGAGCCTGGAACAGCAACAGTAGACAAGGGTGTAATGACTTATAATTTTACAATCTATGTTTTAGATATGATTAATGATGCAGTAGGTGATGCTCCTAATAATGAAAGGTTAGGAAGATTAGACACATTAAGTGAAAACCTACAAATCTTGCAAGATGTAATTAATGAGTTTCATAAAAGCCTTTATTCTACAAGTTGGGTTGATGACGAGGTTGTATTAGAATTACCAATATCTTGTGAACCATTCACAGCTAGATTTGACAATCTTTTAACAGGTTGGTCAGCATCTATAAGTATGCAAGTTAATAACAAGAACAATCTTTGCATTGTACCAATAGCACCTAATAGTTAATGGAGTTTAAAAACACTATACAAGCTATGCAGAAACTTGGCGGAAAAGTTGTCAAGGAAGGTAGAGGTATATTAAAAAAGAAAAAGAAAACAACCAGTCCAAATACATTATTTAATGATTTTGATTATTTAGTTACAGCATCAAAAGATAGTGTAACATTAGAATTTGAATTTGGTGGTGCTGAGGATTATTGGCAATTTGTAGATGAAGGTGTAAGAGGTGCAGGTGGTTATAAAGGTAGTGGTAAAATGAGAGGGCAAGGCAGTCCTTTTAAATTTTCTACTAAAATGCCACCTAGAGGAGTTATTGATAGATGGATAGTAAGTAAGCCATTAAAAGCAGCTAGAAAAGATGGAAAGTTTAT